TCAGCCTGGCAGTCTACGCACAGGGGGCAGCCGGGCACGGCTTTAAGCCTTGCGGGCGGGATAGCCTTGCCGCACTCGCGGCAGACGGGGGTGCCGTTGACCAGCGGAGCGCCGGGGCCGGGACGCCGGGATGGGCGATTGGCCAGGGCCTCCATCCGCCAGAGCGCCTCAGTTGCCTGAGCCTGATCGGCCTCATCGGGCATTATGCGTCCACCTCAACGGGCACGGTCAATATGGCCGCCACCTCGATCATGACCGCCACCTCGGCCCGCGTGGCCCGGAGCGCAGCCGCCTGGGTCTCCAGGTCCGCCAGTTTGTCTAGGTCGTCCGGGTCCCGGTCCGTCCCGGCAGCATCGGCCGCCAACAGCGCCCGCAGGGGGCGCACGGTGGCGGCGTCGAGGGCGTCCAGGGCCGTGTCGATGGAGGCGAGGACCGCCGCGCGGGCGGCGTCCGCATCCTGCGTCCAGCTCTCGGCATCGGCGTCCCAGATCGGATAGTCCGGAGGCATCTGGGAGGTCACGCCGTCGGGCAATACGCCCAGGTCCGTGATGGTGATCGCGGTAGCGGTGTCCGTGCGGTAGACGGTCTCGCCCCGGTGGTCCGAAAGGGTGACCCACGCCCCGTCTCGGTAGACCGCGACAGTGCCTGCCTCGCACTCCGGCGGGGCCTCGGTGGTGGCGTTGCCGGGCAGCGCTATCCCCGGATACGGCGGTGTCCAATCGGAGCGCCCGGCGTAGACGCCGGTCATGGGGTGATATCGGTATATGGTCTGTGGCATGATAACCTCTTAGATTAGTACGATGTACATGGTTGCGATGTTGCGAGGGCGTGTCTCGGGGCCGCCGGTCTCGTTTGTCAGGACACTATCGCCGCCGGTTATCGACGTCGCCGCCCAACTCTGGCCAGAGCTGAGCTTAGTCAATGCCATATTGCGCAGAGAGTGATCGTGCGCTGCCAGATCATCCTTTTGCCACGCCCCGAGCTCCCGGTCAGTATCCACCCCGCGCCCATGGTCCCAGCCTCGGGCAAACTCGCCGCGCCGGTCTTGCAGGCGCATGTACGCGCCCGCCGTATCGCGGGTGCCGGTGTTCGTGCACTTGTACCAGGCCGGGGCGGTGGCGTTGGCGGCGTCCCCGCAATACTTGGCGAGCAGCCGGGGATACGTCGCCAGAGAGACAATGGAGCCGTCAAGCTCCAACCCCTTGGGCAGACCGTCGTCCAACAAGGGGATGGTCTCGGACTCCCACTCCACGATCATCCCCGCCCAGGCGTCGCGCATCGCACTCAAACTGTCTCCCCCAGCGGCGATCAGGGCCTGGATGGCGGTCAGCAGCTGCGTGTTGTCGCCCCCGTCCAGAGTGAGCCCGCCGCCGACAACGACGTTAACCAGCTCCTCCTGGACGCCGTTGAGCCAATCGGCCTTGACCTGGGTGGCGGGCACCCCGGCTGCGGGGTTGCCCTCGGTAAAGAAGTTGTCCTCGGTTGCAAAATCGCCTTGGATACGTTGCATGTCTTACTCCTCTCCGTAGACAAAGATTAAGATGGTGTGGGCTGGGGCCAGGCGGGACAGGCGGCACTCCAGGGCCTCGTTGCCCCAATTTGCCAGGGCGTCGCCCGCCGCATTGCCCCCGGCCTGGAAATATTGGACCGTGGTTGCCGGGGCGCGCACGCTCCAGGCGTATATCCAGTCCCCGTTGGTCAGCGGGTCGCCCGCCACGGCGGCCCCGGCCCGGAACGGGCGGAACTCCTTTACGGTGACGACCACCCCCAGGGCGGCGGCCATATCAATATAATATAGGGCGCTCTGCCCGCCTTGGGCGGCCAGGGCCATGTGACAGGCCCGGCGGCGGTCCTGGATGGTCTCAATGTCCTGGGAACAAGCCCCGGGCAGGCCGCACACGCGCTCCCAATCCGCGAGCATCTCCAGGGCCGTGCGCGGATCGGCCTCGTCCACCAGGTCGTCGGCGCGTCCGTCCAAGCGGGCCAGCTCCCCGGCCAGTGCCAGGAGCAGCCGGGCCCACACACTGTCCGTGTCCGTGGGCAAGGCCTGGCCGGTCGGGGCCAGGGCCATGAGCTGGTCGCGGTACTGCTCTGCGGTCAGACTCATGCCATGTCTCCGAGGGTGTAGACGCCGGGCACCGCGATATGGCCAAGGCCGTGCTCGACGTCGGCCGTGGGCGAGACTAGGACGTGGTCCGTCTCGCCGGTGGCCACGGATATGGCCTCGCGGATATGGCTGATGAGCGTGGTGCTGCCGGGCTCGGACTCGGCCAGGATCACGGCGTCCAGCTCCTCCTTGACGGCCGCGCGCACGGCGGCGGTGTTGGGGGACAGGTTGACCACGATATTGACCGGGTCGGGCACCGGCGCGACTACATAGGCGTCGGCCGTGACCGGACGTGCGGCGTCGATATGGGCCTGGGCGGCCTCCACGGTGGCGGCGTCGGGGATGCCGTCGGCCGTGGCGTCATCGGTCATGATGCGCACGGTCACGGTCCCGGCCCCCATCTCGCGGGGGTAGACCCAGGCGCGGGTTACGCCGGAGACCTCCAGCGCCCAGGCGGCGTAATCGAAGTCCGCGCCGCCGTGCGGGGCCTGGCGGATGCGGGCCAGCACGCGCGAGCGCAGGTCCGCGTCGGACTCCTGGTCCGCTCCGCCGGTCAGGCCATCGGACAGGGCCGTGGACTTGATCCCGGCCAGCGCCGTGGACAAGGAGAGCTTGACTCCGGGGTCGGTGTTGCCGTTCGCTCCGGCGGCAACCGCCTGGACGGGGACGGACGCCGCGCCGTCCTCGATGACGGCCTCCGCCGTGGCTGCGATCTCCACGCCGTCGGGCCGCGTCCAAACGGTACCCGCCGGGACCACGCCGCCGTCCGTCCCCTCCGCCGAGATGGGCCCCGTGGCGCTGGAGGCCTGCTTGCGCCGGATGCCCCAAATGGAGGTCCAGCGCTCCAGGTGTTCGGCCTCGGCCGTGTCGGGCATGACCTGGAGCGCTATCCAGGCCAGGTAGCCGTACAGGCCGTGCACGGCCCCGGCCTCCACCGTGGCCAGCACGGCCAGCAGAGTCCGGCGCAGGCTGGCGTCGGCATTGTCCAGGCGGGACTCGATGTCCGCCTTCAGGCGGGCGATCAGCTCATTGAGGGTCGGGCGGTCGAATGCCATTTACAGGGCCTCCCAGAGGTAGCCGAAGTTATAGGTGATGGCGGGCTCGTCCGGCTGATAGAGACGGACGCGCAGGCCGAGCAGCCCGCGCCGGACCCACTCGGCGGTGACGTCCATGGACTGGACCACACCGTCCTCGATCATCCAGGCCAGGGCCTCCTCGGCATACTCCCTGGCGCGGATCGGCACGGACGAAAGTTGTTTCTCGCGACTCAAGAGCCACAGCCGGGAGCCGATGCGGTCGTCCAGGACGGCCGCGTAGGTGTCCGCCCACCAGCCCCGGCGGTCGCCGGTGTTGTCGGGCAGCACATCGTCGTCCTCGGCCCGCCGGTCCAAAAACAGCGACAGGATCACGGCCGTCTTGAGGGTGTCGTCCCGGACCAGGGCCAGGTCCTCCAGGGCCAGGTCCGCGCCCAGCTCGGTCCAGATCAGTGCAATGTCGGCCATTATACCGGCTCCCCTGTCTCGCCGCCGCCGGGCGTGACGCCGCCGTGCCGGTGCGAGTCGAGCACGATGCCATCGGACACAACGTTGCCGCCCGTATTGGTCAGGCCTCCCGAAATTTGCATGGGCACGCCGTCGCCGGAGCTGATGCCGACGACGGTCAGGTCGCCGCCCACGCGCAGGTCGCCGGTGACGATGGTCTGCGGGCAGTCCAGGGTGGCCGTGCCCGCCACCGTGGCCAGGGCGTTGCCGGACACGGTCGCGGTCAGGTCGCCGAGCACGGTGCAGTCGATGCCGGTGCGGGTCAGGTGGATATGCTGGCCCCGGTCGTCGTAGAGCGCGACCTCGCCGGACTTGAGCCCCTTGAGCCGGTAGCGGCGGTCGTCCACGCTGACGACCACGGTGTGCGAGCGGTTGCCGCCCAGGGACAGGGCCAGCGCCTCGGCCCCAGCATGCGGGACCGACGTAAATCCGTACTGCTGGAATCGCTCCAGCCGGGACAGGGTCTCCTCGCCGAGCAGCTTGACCTGGACCTCCTGCAACAGCGTGGTGTCGTCGGCCATGGACAGCATGGCGCGGGAGATCATCAGGGCGATGCGGCGGCGGACCGGGCCGAGAAACTTGTGCACGGCGCGCATTACCATGACTCGGTCTCCGGTTCGGGGAGCTCGATGAGCACGAATGTCTCGCGCGGCATCAGCTCCAGCTCGGCGCGGAATCCGTCGCGGGACAGGCGCAGATCGACGCCGGCAATAAGACGGTAGTCGTCCAGGCCGAGATAGGCGTCGCGGACCCGGACCAGATGATTGGGGGTCCACAGGCCGTCCGCGTGGAACCAGCCCGGCACCGTGTAGGTCAGCCGCCGGGAGCGCCCGTAGCGGACGTTGCGCTCCCACCCGGCCCGCTTGGCGGCGGCCGCCGCGTCCACGGGGTCTTCGGCCAGCACGGTCAGGGGCCGGTAGCGCTTGATGGCCGGGTCCTTGACCGTGGCCATGGGCTGGGCCGCGTCCTCGCCGTACCAGTCGTCCGACCCGGCGGACTGGCCCTTGACGGTGTACTTGCTGTAGCGGTCCCGATGGGAGTAGCGGGCCTCGCACTCCAAAATGTTTTGGCCGGTTGCCAGGACCGTGGACAGCCGGTCGGTGCCCGCACGGCTCAGCAGCAGGTTGCCCAGGCCGTCGGACAGGAGCAGCACGGCCCGGATGCGGGCGGCCTGCTCCAGGGTATCGTACACGGTGTCGCCCTCGTTGTTTTTGAGGGTGGTGAACTCGCCGCCCACGTCGGTTTGCGTTTTGACGCCGACGCCGTAGGGCTTGCACAGGGCCGTGGCCACCTGGGCCAGGGTGCGGCCGGAGTATTGCGTGGACGGCGCGGAGCAGTCCAACAGGTCGCCGGTCAGGTCGCGCCCGGTGACCGTGATGCCGTGCCGCCTGTCCGTGTATCTCGGATTGGCGTCGTCCACATACCCGGAGATGACCGGCATATCGTCCACCAGCACAGTGCAGGCCGCGCCGGGCCGGATGGGCCGGGCCGTGGACGTCCCGGACCAGCGGTCGGTCAGAGTCAGGTCAAAGGCCGCGCACAGGTACTCCATGGACCGCCGGATGGATATCTCGCGCCAGCCGCCGTACAGGGAGCCGTCCACGGACAGGCGCACGTCCGGGTTACGCATCGGTCAACACCTCCAGGGCCCGACCGCCGGGCACCGCACCGGGGTGGCGAACGTGGTTGCGGGCCACGATCTCGTCGGCCCGGTCCGCGTCGCCGTAGACGGCGTAGGAGACCACCAGGGCGGGCAGGGTCTCGCCCGGCGTGTACGTGGTCAGCCTCGGCAGGGCCCGGGCAACGGCCAGGTCGCGGACCACGGCGGTGCGCAGGTCGGCCAGCGCCCGGTATACGGTGTCGTCGGCCGTGGCCGCCGTGTCGTCCAGGGCGTCGAGCAGGGCCGTGCGGACCGCCACGGCATCATCGTAGGTAGTAAAGTCGGTGTCGGCCGCCGTGGTGGCCGCCTCGGCCACGAGAGAGGCGCGCAGCAGGCCGTTGGTCGCCGTGGCGTTGGTATCCATGCGCGCCCCCACGGTGGACAGGACCGACTTGGGTGACGACGAATAGCCGGAGGACCGGGGCCAGGCGCTGGACGAGGTGAACAGGCTGAGCAGCAGCCGGTAGTTGGGCAGGTCGAATGCAAACAGCCCGTCGAACAGCCCGGCCAACTGGACGGCCAGGGTGATGGGATATTGCAACAAGGCCTCCACCTTGGTCTTCATGGCGATGATTTGCGTCAGCGGGTCGGTCAGGTCGTTGATGGAGCCGCACGCCTCCTTGATGGCGTCGGACAGCTCGTCCAGGGAGCCGTCGATCTTGTCGAGCAGGGACTCGCGGACGCGCTCCGGGCCCGTGGTGTCCACAGTCTTGGCAAAGGACGAAGCGGCTGTCTCCCGCACGGCGTCGGCGGCCTTGGCCACGGCCCACCCCGTGTCCTCGGCCTCGTCGGGCAGCTCCACCGGGCCGCCCTCGATAAACTCGATCTCAATCCGGGCCATGCCGCCCCGGCGGGTGGACTCGCGGACGCGCCATGCCTGCACGGCCACGGTGCGCGAGCCGTAATAAGGATGGACCAGCACGCCGTCGCCGTAGGCGTCCAGGGCGTCGAGCAGGGCGTTGCGCGCGTCCATGTAGTCCTCGCCCAGGACAAAGGCCTCCACCTGCCAGCGGCGGGCCTTGCGGCCCATGTCCTCGGTGGCGGGCTTGTCGCGCAACGGGAACTCCAGGGAGTTCACCCGGCGGCCGCCCCGCACATCGTGGGAGCGAACGAAAAACGGCACGCCCCGGAAGGAGGCCGGGCGGTTGTCCAGCTCGTCGCGCCAGCTCATTGGCCTACCCCCGCCATGTAGGGCCCGGAATCAACGTCCAGCTCCATGCCGCGAGAGTCCATCCGGGTGACGCGGGTGCGGTCGTCGCTGACCTCGATGCGCAGACGGCCCTCGGGGGCGTCGCGGAATCCGAGATTGTCCATGGCCTGGCCGCCGAGGTTGCCGCCCGCCCAGGCTCCGGCCAGGCCGCCGCCGAGCCCGCCGAGGATCGCGCCGATGGCCGTGCCCAGGCCGGGCACGACGGAACCGAGCGCCGCGCCGAGCTGCGCGCCCGCCACGGCCCCGCCCCAGCCGCCCAGGCCGGACCCCACGGCCCGGCCCGAGGCGTTGACCTTGGCGTCGGTGGATCGCCGGTCGTCGGACCAGGCGTCGTAAAGCTCAAAGGCGGTCCCGGCCAGAGCCAGCGCGCCGCCCGCGCGGCCAGCCCACTTGCCCGCGCCCGCCATGGCCGTGCCCAGTCGTCCGCCGCGCCTGGCGATGGCCCCGCCGGTCCCGGCCGCGCCGCCCTTCCAGCCGCCGCCGTAGGACTCGGGCATCATGGACATGCGGTTGTTGACCACATAGACCGGGATCGGGCCGGAGCCCATGCCCCCCAGCAGACCGCCCAGGCCGCCGGAGGCCTTGCCCGCCAGCTTGCGCAGGATCAGCCCGCCGCCCAGCTTGGCCAGGCCGAGCCCGGCCAGGCCGATACCGGCCCCGCCGAGCAGCAGTTGCTTGCCGGAGATCTTTTTGTCGTCGAGCAAATATTTGGCCGCTCCGGCAACCGCGTCATTGACGGGCCGGGCAAAGGCGTCGGCCGCGTCGGCCATGGCGGTCTTGAGCCGAGCGGTTTGGTCCACGGCGTTGTCGATGGCGTCCGGCAGATCACGGGCGATGGTCCCGGATGCCGAGGCGATGGTCTCGGACATGGTCCGGGCCGATTTAATGGCATCACCGGCCAGCAGCGCTCCGAGGCCCTTGCGGGTGTCCAGATCGGCGTCACCGAACGCGGCCTGGATAAACCTATCGCGCCGGACATCCGAAGTCAGGGTACGGTATTTGGCCGCGATATCGTCCAGCACGTCGAAGGCGGCGCGCTTGTCGCCGGTGGCCGGGTCGTAGAACTTGACCCTGGTGACCTTGGCCGCCTTTTCCAGATATTTCTGGTTGGTGAACAGACGCAAAGTGGAGTCGGCCAAGGTTGCCAGCCGTTCTGGGTTGCGCTCGATGAGCGAGAGTTGCTCGATAAAACCCAAGGTAGCGTCGAAGCCGAGGCCAGCCCGCTTCGCGTTGACACCCACACGCGCAAAGATGGACGACAGGTCCTCCAGTTCGGCGTT